CCTCGAAGTCCTCGCCCCCGACCGAGAAATCGAACTCGCGGGCGAGACAATCACGGTGAGGGAACTGCGATTCGGCGAGCAACTCAAGCATGGCGCCCTCCTCGCGCAACTCGCCGATGCCCTGCGGCCCGCCTTCGCGCAGGGCGAGGCCGCTGAAGATCCTTTCACCCTCATCCTCGATGCCCTCGCCGCCCATGCCGAAGTTTTTACCCGGATTCTGGCCGCCAACACCGGCAAAACAACGGAATGGATCGAATCATTGAGCGGCGAAGAAGGCGAAGCCCTTGCTCTCACCTGGTGGGGGGTGAACCGGGATTTTTTCGGCAGGCGGCTCTCCAGGCCGCTCGCCCTCCAACTCGCACGGGCGCGTCTCGATGGGGCCGCATCTTCGCCACACTCATCCGCCACGGACACGACAATTCTGCATTGATGCGCTATACCCAGCGGCAAATAGGCCTCTTCTACCGCGAAGCAATCGCTTTTGAAGCCGAATCGCACGCCGCCGGGATCATCGCGGCAAACCTCGGCTTCACTGGCGGAAAAGAAGCCCAGAAAGCCGTCAAAAAACTGACACGTAAACCTCTGAGCTGAAAATGGCTACCAAAAACATCGCCCTTGCCCTCAAAATCCAGGCCGACATGAATCAGGCGATTGCCGACATGTCGCGCCTCTCAAGGGGCGTGGCCGGCACCTCGCAGGCGGCGGATACACTCTCCGGCAGCGCCCGATCCGCCGCATCCGCTCTCGGCGGGCTCTCCGGCAGCGCGGCCGGCGCGGCCGGCGGCTTCGGCAGAGCTTCAGCCGGGCTTGAATCTTTGGGCGGGCAACTCAATCGCAACCAGACCCTCATCACCCGCTTCGCCGCCGCCTGGTTCTCCCTCTCCAGTCTCTCCAGCCTCATCGGCCTCGTCGACGAATACGGCCAGATGGCGAGCCGCATCAAAATGGCAACGGCATCAACAGACGAATACGAAATGGTGCAGGCCCGGCTGCTGGAAACCGCCAACCGCACCTATCGGCCGCTCGCCGAAGCTCAGGAGGTCTACATCCGCACGGCGGATGCGCTGCGCAGCATGGGCTACAACACGGAACAGGCGCTCGATGTATCGGATAGCCTCTCCTATCTGTTCGTCACCAACGCCGCCAGCGCCGACAAAGCCAGCGCCGCCATCAACGCCTTCGGCAAAGCCCTCGCAAAAGGAAAAATCGAAGCCCTTGCCTGGCAGACCCTGATGGCAGCAATGCCGACGCTCGCCCAGAAAATCGCCGATTCGACAGAACAACCGATCGAAAAAATCAGACAACTCGGTGCCGAAGGCAAACTCGCCCTCACCGACCTGACCGAAGCCTTGCGCAAGAGTGTCGAAGAAAACGGCACCGCCGCTGACCTCATGCCCACTGCGGTCAAAGACGCCCTCACCACCCTGCGAACCAGCCTGCAAGCCTATCTCGGCGAAGCGAACAAAGGCGCGGGCGTCACCGCCGCGATGGCTAAAGCCATCGGTTTTCTGGCAAACAACATCGATATGCTCGTCAAGGGCGGGCTGATTGTCGCCGTCGCCGCCCTTTCGCGCTTCGCTGTCTCGACGGCCGCCGCAGGCATCGCCGCCCTGCAAACCGCAGCGGCACAAGCCACTGCCACCAAAGCCGCCCTCGCCGCCGCCAAAGCCGAACTCGTCGTCGCCGAAAACATTGCCGCACGTGCCGCCGTCCAGGTCGACGCCGCCATCGCGCAAGCCGCGCTCGCCCAGGCCGAAGTCCGCGCCGCCCAGGCCGCCGTCGTACAGGCGCAGGCCATCACAAACCAGACCGCCCGCACCGCCGCCCTCACCGCCGCCACCGCGCAACTGACTGCCGCAAAAATCGCCGCCGCCGCCTCCGAGGCTCGCGCCACCGCCGCCCGAAATATCCACACCGCTGCTCTTGGCAATCAGGCCGCCTCGCTGCTACGCCAGACGAACGCCGCCAAAACCGCCGCAGCTGCCACAGGCATACTTACCACAGCCGGGCGCGGCCTGCTGACCGTCTTCGGCGGGCCGGTCGGGCTGGCGGTCACGGTGGCGACAGTCACCGCTGGCTGGCTCCTTTTCCGCGACAACGCCAAAGCGGCAGAATCCGGGCTGGCCGAACTCGGACTCACTACTGAGCAGGCCATCGAGAAACTGAACAAACTCGGTGAAGCCCAAAGTGCTGCGGCGCTCGCCAAGCTTGCGAATGAAACCGATGCAGCCAGCGAGACGGCGCGGAAGATGGCAATCGACCTTGCGCACGATCTATCCACCTCGTTGCGCGGGCGGCTATTCTCCGAAAAATTCAAGGGCGATGCCCAAGCGGCCATGCAGTATGTCCGCGACCAGATCGCTGGCGCGGCGCGGGGAATTGCCCCCGATTTCAAGGCCATGGCCGATGCAATTAAAAACACCACAGACCTCACCGAAGAACAGCGCCGTACATGGCTGATCAACATCGGTGCCCTGGAAGACGCCGGAGAAAAATCACGCAAACTGTCGCAAAGATATGATGCCGTTAGCAACAGTGCCGACAACGCCGCCGTCAGCGTCGACGGACTCACCGCCAAAATGCGCGAACAGGCCGACGCCGATGCCTGGGACGACATCAAGAAGACCGCCGAACAGATCGCCGCCCTCAAAGACCCGTCCGCCCTCGGCAAATTCGACCGTACCGTCGCCCCCGAGTGGATGGGAAAAGGCATCTCCCCCGAAGTCATCGAAGCCCAGCGCCAGTATCTCAAATTACTTGACGCCACCAACGCCGCAAAGAAGAAAGCTCCGCGTGAAAAAGCTGACCCCTACGAGCAACGCTCCATCGCGCTCGGCGCCGAACTCATGCAGGCGCAGCAAAAACTGGCGAACGCCCAGGCCGGCGTCGATGACGCCACCCGCAAGGCGACCGACGCCCTCGCCGTCTGGCTCGCCACTGGCAAAGATGCGCAGAAACTCTCCGCCTCGCAGAAAGACGCCCTGGGACAGCAGGCCGATGCGGTCGATGCCGCCACGCGCGCCTATAAAGAACTGGCTGATGCCCAAAAGCGCGCCAAAGAAATCGCCGACGGCATGCAAGGCGTCGAAATCGAACTGCTCAAACTCAAAGGCAATTCCAGCGAAGCCGCTCGCCGGGAGTTCACCAAGCAATACCAAGAGTTGATCGAAAAAATCCAGGCCGAGATCGCCGCTGGTAACACTGGCATGCAGGTACATCTCAACGCCGTGCTCGAATTGCAAGACCTGTCGGCAGCAAAAACGCAACTCGACGACGTCCTCGCCCGCATCGAAAAAATCCGCGACGCGCAGGGCCGTGACGAAAACACTCTGCAAACCCAGATCGAGGCGGGTGTCCTCACCGAAATCGAAGGCCGTGACCACCTGCTCGACATCCATCGCAAGACCGCTGCCGAACTCGAGCGCATCCGCCCGTTGCTCGTGGAACTCTCGCAAATGCCAGGGCAAGTGGGCGAAGACGCCCGCGCCGCCCTCCAGAAGCTCGACGACCAAGCCCGGCAACTCCGATCCACCGTCGGTGCGCTGCAAGGCGCACTCAAAGATGGCCTCACCTCTGGCATCACGGAAGCCCTCACGGGCCTAGCCAAGGGCACGATGGATTTAAAGGAAGCCGTCGCCGCCTTGGGCGAAGCCGTGCTCGACGCGATGCTCAAGATCGCTGCCGAGCAGATTGCCGAATCGGCGGTCAATGGCATCATGGGCATGGTGGGGGGGCTTTTCGGCGGCGGCGCGAGTGCGGCAGCCAATGCCGCAGCGGGCGCGGGCGCCGCATCCGGCGCAAGCGATGCTGCTGCCTCGACAGCACTCAGCACGGCAGGCACGACGCTGACCGCCTCCGGGGGCATGCTCGATACTGCCGCCATGGGACTGGACGCATCGGCCATGGGGCTGGACACCGCCGCCATGGGGTTGGATACCTCCGCCATCGGGCTGGACACCGCTGCCTTTGGTCTCGAAGGCGCCGGCTTCGCCCTCGATGCCGCCGCCATCGCCCTCGAAGCCGCTGCCGGATCGAGCGCCATAGGGGGCGCCGCCGGAGCTGCCGTCGCCAGCGGCGGGCTGATCGGCGGCTTCTCGCCGAACGACCACGCCGACAACATCCCCGCGTGGCTTACGGCGGGCGAATTCGTCACCCGCAAACCCGTCATGCGCCAGCAAGGCGCGCTCTCGTTCATGCGCTCGTTCAACCGCCTGGGCATGCCCGCCATCGAGGCGTGGGCCAAACGGCTCAGGCTACCCGGCTATGCCGGGGGCGGCATCGTCCTGCCCGCCCCCGCGCCCGCCGTCGACACTGCGGCGCTGGCGCGCGGCTGGCAGCCCGCCGAGGTACAGGCCGGCGCGGGGGCCACCACCGTCGATAACAAAGTCGTCATCAACCTGGTTGACGACCCGAACCGCGTCTACGACATGCTCAAGACCCGCCAGGGCGCGGATGTTTTTGCGGGCGTCCTCTCGCGTGACCCGGCGCGTTTCCGCTCTGTTCTGGGGATCTGAAAAATGGCCGTCACCAGCATTATTGGCCGCCTCGACAACCTCGATGGCACACCCGCGCACACCAAGCTCTTGCATGCCATCCGGGACGCTGCCGTGGCGACGGGCGATTGGGACGTGTTGTATCCGTTCGATAGCACCGATATTCCGTTCATCCTGAAAGGCAGCGGCTATCCCGGCACCGAAGAAATCTACATCGGATTCGATTCATTTATCAGCGACATCTATAAAACATCCGGCCTTTACGTGGCGGGACTCACCGGATACGTTCCCCAAAACACATTTTCCAGCCAGCCCGGTTTCAGGCAGGTCATTCTGAATGGCAATGCCGAACTGATGGACTACTGGATCAACATCAGCCCGCAGCGCATCTGCGGCGCGGTCAGGATGTTATCGGGCGCATGGCAGACGTTTTATGTCGGATTCCTCAACCGCTATGGACTGCCCGTGCAATTGCCCTATCCGATGGTCGTGGCTGGTGAAAATAATGCGACCACCTACAGCCCGATCTACAACTGGGCGGCGCTGACGTTTCCGTACAAGACGCAATCCAGCACGAAAGTTTCGATGCGCGACAACACGGACTGGCGCACGCCAAACATCCACCCGTATTCCAACGCGGCCATGGTCAATCAAATCTCGAACCGCTCCAGACCGGGGAACACCGCAACCGGCGATGTCTATCCACTGCTGCCGTTGATCCTGCATGATGCAAACGGCATCTACGGCGAACTGGAGGGCGTCTATGCCGGGCCGGCCTGGGGGATCGAACTGGGCGACATCATTCAGCACAACGGCATCGATCACATCCTGCTGGGCAACATCACGACCATCGACAGCGGAACGATCGCATTGAGGATGGACTGACATGCCCTACACCAGCGGAACACTCAACAGCCAGGCCGACATCATCCCGGCCATCGTCGCCGCCTGCACCGCCAATGGCTGGAGCTGGAGTACGGTAAGCAACACCCTGAGCAAAGGGCCGGTTTTCCTCGTACTCACGACCGTCGCCAGCACCACGTACCAATGCATCCAGGTCAACAGCAGAACGGCGGCGGGAGGCGCGCTCTCGGACAAGCCCGCCTATATTCAAACCTGGTCGTCGAGCGCAGGCCACATATTCCTCTGGACGTGGCCCGCGAGCTACGAGATATTCATCTCGGCCAACGAGGTTTGCGTCGTGTTCAATTTCAACGACGACTTCTATACATTCCTCGCCTTTGGCGTCTCGAACATGGCCGCGAAGCTGCCCGGCACCGGGATGTTTTTTGCCGTCAGCAGCCCGACGACGACGACATCGTTCGGGATGAATATCACCGCGAACGGTAAAAGTACCGCCGGTACTGCTTATGCGTTCAACAACACAGCCGGTGGTCTGTTCTGGCACACCGGCGGTGCAGGTTATCTGCATCACGGCTATCCGAATACGGCCGGGTCCAATTATTCATATATGGACGATCCCTGGGTACTCAGCGCCGCGCCGGGGTGCTATGTTTTTGACCTAATCAATGCACTGCCGAACGTCTGGAACGACGAAATCGTCCTGCTGCCAATACGGATGTTCACGGTCAGCAAGACAGAAATAACGGGCAACGTCAGCGTTATATATCCTCAGAACCGTTACCTGGTCGGTGAGTTGCAGGATTGTCGGTATTGCCGCAATACCTACCATCCGCCAGGCGCGATGGTCACCATCGGTCAGGATCGCTGGAAAATCTATCCGCATCTCCGGCGCAATACGGCGGTGCCGAATGCCGAAGGGAGCACCGAGCATTCCGGCACGCTCGCCTACGCCGTGCGCTACGACGACACATGATCGACATTGCAACCCTCGCGCTCCTTGGCACGTTCGGCGCGGCCAACGTGCCGGAGGCTCCCGGGACATTCGACGGCGCGCGGGGCGCGAGCGGCCAGCCCGTCGACGGCCGGCCCTACGCGACCGACGCCTGGTATGGCTACGCCTGGATCGACGAGCACGCCCCCACGCCGTTCGTCCGCCTCGCCTCAAGCGTGTGCTGGGGCGCGCACGAACGGCGAACGTTCCCCTATCGCACCTTCCCCGGCCACAAGGCGCTCTCTTTTCAGGACGACTGGTACGACCGCCTCCACATCAATCCCACCCGCGTCGATCTGGCCGATCTCGTCTGGCCGCTGACGTTGCCGATCACGCTCTGGAACGCCTGGTTCGAGCCGCGAACCATCGTCAGTATCGAGGGCCTGGGCGAAGATCTCATCGTCAGCGATGCGCCGCCCATCGCCATCGCGCCGCTCGGACTCATCACCCTCCAGATCGGTGGACGACCGGACTCGAAGGCGGTGCTCGAAACCGATGTCGACATCATCCTCGACAACGGCACCGTCATTGGCCTCGTCGTCACTATCAACCGCGTCATCGTCTGGGGTTTTACGCCCAACTGGGCCGACGGCGTACAGGAGCGCCTCAGCTGGGCTACCGACGTGCTCGCCTCCGAGTCCATGACCGAGCAGCGCCGCGCGCTGCGCTCCCGGCCACGGCAGGAATTCGAGGCGGAATTCATCGTCGACGGGAATGGGCGGCAGTTCCTCGACCTCGCCCTCTTCGCCTGGGGCGCGAATGAATGGGCCATTCCTCTCTGGCCCGACGTGCAGTGGCTCGATGCGCCGCTCGCGCAAAGTACGATGAACATCGCCTGCCGAACGGACGACTTCGCCTTCCAGCCCGGCGGGCTGGCCGTCCTGATCGGCGAGACGCCGCTCGAGACCGAAACCATCGAAATCGACACTGTGACTGCGGACGGCATCGATCTGCGCCGCGCCGTGCAGCATGGCTGGCCCCGCGCCACGCGGCTCTACCCGGCGCTCGTCGCGCGGCTGGCCGGCGACATCTCGCTGACCCGCCAGACCGACACCCTCTATACGTTCGAAGCAAAATTCATCGTCCGGGAAACCAGCGACATCGCCAGCGCCGCCCCCGCCACGACCTACCGGGGCCGCCCGGTGCTCGAGCAGCGCTCGGACGAAACCGAGACGCTCACGCGTACTTTCGAGCGCCTCATTGCCACACTGGATTCTGGCCTTGCCGCGTCCGCGTGCGTCACCAACGTCGGCGAGCGCGCCATGCCCGTCACCGCCTGGCGCTGGTTCGGCATGGGGCGCGCCGCGCACGCCGGTTTCCGCTCGCTCATATGGTGGCTCGCCGGCCGGCAGCGCGCCGTCTGGATACCCACCTGGGCGGACGATCTCACCGTCACGCAGGTGCAGGAGGGCGGCAACGTCATCACCGTCGCCTGGGTCGGCTTCGTGCGCTTCGCCCGTTTCCAGCCGGGACGGCGCGACATTCGGATCGAACTCACCGACGGACGCATCTATTACCGCCGGATCATCGACGCGCAGGAAACCTCCAGCGAATGGGAGGCGCTCTACCTCGACACGCCCCTGACCGGCATTGTGGCCACACAGATCGCCCACATCTGCTGGATGAGCCTCTCCCGCAACAGCAGCGACGAGATCGCCATCGAACACCTCACCGACGGCGACGGCCTGGCGCGCGCCGAGCTCATTTTCCGTGGAGTCCGCGACGATGAGTTTTGACAGCATCGAACGCTCGCTCGCCTCTGGCCGCCCGCTTCGCCTCTATCGCTTCTCACGCGGCGATACCGCCTGGTGCTACACCAGCGCCGACCGGGACATCACCTGGC